CAATAGTGATGCTACTTTAGCTAGTCGTGCTATTGACCTTTACAAAATGGAAAAGGGAATAAATCAGCCACCACAAAAGAGGCAGTCCAAGCAAGAGGAGAATAGGTCTGCTGCCGATATGGTGTCTACAAAAACTACTGCGGTGGATGCGAAAGCTCCTAAAGTTTGGACAGAAAGAGAAATTGCTAAGATGTCTATTGACCAGTTTGATAAGTATGAAGACGAAATCAAACAAGCATTGGCAGAAGGCAGAATAGCGAAATAAGTTTTTGAGAGGATATTACAATGGCTTATAATCAATCTGACCAATATTTTGAACCGTCTACGGATACTAACGCAAACTTTGCAAATTCCGTATCGGGTCAAACAAACTCGTATTTCTTACCTGCAATTTATTCTAAAACTGTTTTAAACTTTTTTAGAAAATCATCTGTAGTAGAAGCAATTACTAATACAGATTATGCAGGAGAGATTTCGGCATATGGTGATTCTGTAAGAATTATCAAAGAACCTGAAATTACTGTTTATCAGTATGAAAGGGGACAAGACGTAACTGCGACTAAGTTGACAGACCAAGAAATTAACTTGGTTGTTGATACAGCAAACGCATTTAAGTTTATCGTAGATGACATTGAAACTAATATGTCACACGTTAACTTCCGTGACGTTGCTGCATCTTCAGCAGCTTATTCAATCAAAGATGCGTTTGACGAAGGTGTTCTTGCTACTATGTTTAGTGGTGTATCAGCTTCTAGCCCTAATCATATATTAGGTTCTGACAACGCAACTGATCTAGCAGCAGGTACTTTTGACGGTACTGGTAATCTAGATATAGGTTTTGGAACTTCTGAGCATGATCCTATTGACGTTCTTTCACACATGGCTCGTCTTCTTGATGAGCAAAATGTTCCAGAAGAAGGTCGTTGGTTCTGTGCAAATCCAGAGTTTTATGAGCAGCTTGTTCAAAGTAGCTCTAAGCTTCTATCTGTTGATTACAATGCAGGTCAAGGTTCAATCCGTAATGGACTAGTATCTTCTGGTAAATTGCGTGGATTTGATATGTATAAGACTAACAATATAGCTGCTACTTCTAATGCAGCAGGTAAGTGTATTGCAGGTCATATGTCATCTACTGCAACTGCTCAGACTATTACTAGTACTGAAGTAATTCGTGATCCTGATAGCTTTGGTGATATAGTACGAGGTCTTCATGTATATGGAGCTAAAGTACTACGTCCAGAAGCATTAGTTTCTGCGTTCTACGGTATTGACTAAATATTATTGGGGGCTGAAATATGCCCCCTTTAATTATGGAGGTAATTATTATGTGGACTAAACCTACTTATGAAAATGTTAGACTTGGTTTTGAAATCACAATGTATTACAGCAATAGGTAAGGAAATACAGTATGCCACAAATAGGAAGTGAAAAAAATCCAGTACGGTTTAATGTTAATGGTAAAGTTAAAATTCGTGCTGCATATATGAAAGGTGAAGATAAAAAGAAATACGATAAAAATTATGATCGTATTTTTAAAAATCGTAAATAGTTTATGGAATAATTATGGCTACTACATTTCTACAACTAACCAATGAATTACTTATAGAATTGAATGAGGTTCAACTTTCCTCTTCTAATTTTGCAAGTGCGGTTGGAATTCAACAACACGCTAAAGACTGCGTTAATCGTGCATACTTAGATATAGTTAACGAAGAACCTCAGTGGCCTTTTTTATCTGTAGGTGAAAGCGGTGCTACCGATCCAATGTACGGAAATGTTTCTGTTGAAACAACAGCAGCAACTAGATGGTATGAATTAAAAGCAGCAAGTTCAGCATTAAAAGATGATTACTTGTCGATAGATTGGGATAATTTTTATTTAACTACAGTAGGAGTCAGTGGTGAATCTGCTCCTTATGTTTCTAAGAATTTAAGTTTTGTAACTATAGAAGAATGGAAAGATTTTAGAAGGACTAGAGAAAATGCTGATGATGCAGATCAAGCTGTAGGTGGTGAACCTCGCCATGTAATAAGAAGTCCTGATGGTAGAAAGTTTGGATTAAGTCCTATACCTGACAAAGCTTATAAGGTTTGGTATTTTGCATATGACTTACCAACACAACTATCAGCGTATGATGACGCTGTAGTTTTTCCAGATGTTTACAAAACAGTAGTATTATCTAAAGCAAGATACTATGCACACCAGTTTAAGGATAACCCTCAAATGGCTGCATTTGCTTTAGAAGATTATAGAAAAGGCTTAAAGAGTATGAAAGAAAATCTTATAGGCCCAACACCAACTTATATATCTGACGATAGAATTAGGTATGTGTAAATGCAAGCATTTGGATTATCTTGTCAAGGTGGATTAAATACTAATTTAAATCAATTTCAAATGCTTCAGCAACCCGGATTTGCTACGGAGCTTTTAAATTTTGAAGTTGACCCCGATGGTGGCTACCGAAGAATAAATGGCTATACTCTTTTTGGAGGAGATAGCGCAGCAAGACCTAATAGTTCAAATGGTATATTAGGTCTTTTTGTATATGCAGATGGAGTAATTGCTGCATCAGGAACTAATTTATATTTTAGTTTAGATGGAACAAGTTGGTTACAAATAAATCGTTCTAGTGTAAGTAGCTCTGGTGATAATCATTCAACATTTACAGGTAGAAGCGTTGCAGCTAGAACAACACAAGGACAAGTTACATTTGCTTTATTTGAAGGCGATAGTACTTATGGTGAAGTAGTAATTACTGATAAAGGTTCTGGTTGCAAACCTGCAATATTTAAAATGACAGGTTCAGGAGCGTTAAATACTAGAACTTTCTTTTATGAAGAAGTTACTGTTAGTGGAACACACTATCCAAAAGTTTGTACAATACACGACAAACACTTAGTAGTGGCAGGAGCAGCTACGGCAGCTAATACTATCTTTTATAGTGGAACAAGTGATATTAATAGTTTTTCATCTACTGGTTCTGGAAGTATTGTATTAGATGATCAAGTAGTAGGACTTAGAAGTTTTCGTGGCGATTTAATTATATTTTGTAAAAACAGTATTTATAAATTAGTAAATATTAATGATTCAAATTCTATTGCAGTTGTACCTATAACTAAAAACGTAGGTTGCTTAGATGGACATAGTATTCAGGAAATAGGTGGTGATCTTTTATTTCTTAGTCCTGACGGACTACGTTTAGTTGCAGGTACGGCCCGTATTGGTGACGTAGAGTTAAGTTCTGTATCAAGACAAATACAATCTATAATATCTGATATTGCAGCTTCTATAGATTCTTATATAATAACAAGTGCAGTATTAAGAAGTAAATCACAATACAGGTTATTTTATAGTTCTTCTGTAGGGGCAACTACTTCTTCTAAAGGTATTATAGGTACTATAACACCTCAAGGTTTTGAGTGGTCAGAAACAGAAGGAATACAAGCTCACGGGTTTACATCAGGACTTGATAACGATAGTGTAGAGCAAATTTATCATGGCGATAAAGACGGCTATGTTTATAACCATAATACAGGAAATGATTTTAATCCGGCAGGAACACAAACAAATATAAAAGCTAGATATAAAACACCAAATTTAGATTTTGGAGATGCAGGAACACTAAAGACAATGCACTATGTAAAACTGTCTTTAACACCTGAAGGTTCTATACAACCAAACTTAAAAGTTTCTTATGATTTTGATGATAATAATAAACCTCAACCTGCATCGTATTCTTTAGATAGTATACCATTACCGACAATATTTGGTTCAGCAACATTTGGTACAGGAGTATTTGGAGCATCAACTGACCCAATGGTTAGACAGGCAGTACAAGGAAGTGGACATAATGTAGCTTTAAAACTATTTAGTGAAGATACAAAAGCACCGTACTCAATAAATGGATTCTATATAGATTATAGACCTTCTGGTAGGAGATAATAATGGCTACAAGTTATACTAGACAAAGCAGTTTTTCAGATGGCGATACGATTACTGCTGCCTTATTTAACAATGAATTTAATCAATTACTAACAGCTTTTTCGTATGCTTCTAGTGGAACCACTGGACATCGACACGATGGTACAGCAGGAGAAGGCGGTAATATTCATACTATTGGTGATCAAGATTTTTTAAATAAAATTCTTACTACTAGTAATACTTGGGAGTTTTATGTAGAAGTTTCTAGTGCTGCTGCAAAACAAATGGTATTACAAGATGGTGCATTAGTTCCTCATGTTGATAGCGATTTAGATTTAGGAACATCAAGTAAATATTTTAAAGATGCTTATATAGATAGTATTACAACTACAGGTAATGTAGCTGTTGGTGGTAATCTTACAGTAACAGGCACTACAACATTTAATGGAGGTACTCTTACTTTAGGAGATGCAGCAGATGACAATGTTGTGTTTGGTGCAGATGTAAACAGTAATATTATTCCTAATACAGATAATAGTTATGACTTGGGTTCTTCTACTCAAGAGTGGAAAGATTTATATGTAGATGGTACAGCATACTTAGATGCTATAAATTTTAATGGCACAGCTATTAGTGCAACAGCAGCAGAAATAAATATATTAGACGGAGTAACTGCTACAGCTTCAGAACTTAATATAATGGATGGAGTTACTGCAACTACGGCAGAACTTAATATCCTTGATGGAGTTACTGCAACAGCAGCAGAGATAAATATACTTGATGGGGTTACTGCAACTGCCACAGAATTAAATATTATAGATGGTGTTACAGCTACTACAACTGAATTAAATATAATGGATGGTGATACATCTGCAACATCTACTACATTAGCAGACGCAGATCGTGTTGTTGTAAACGACAATGGCACAATGAAGCAAGTAGCTTTAACAGATTTTGAAACTTATTTTGAATCTGCCATAGATACTATTGGTGGAAGTTTAACTGTTACAGGTGATCTTACTATTAGCGGTGATGATCTTGTAATGGGTACTAATACATCTGGACATTTACTAATAGCAGACGGTACTAACTTTAATCCTACGGCTGTTGGAGATTTGTCAGAAATATCTACAGTAGCTAATGATGATGTATTACTTGCAGTAGATACTTCTGGTGGTGGACTAAAGAAAATTTCAAGAAGCACATTAGTTTCAGGACTAGCTTCATCATCAGCTCTTTCAAATGTAGTTGAAGATACTACGCCACAACTAGGTGGTGACTTAGATGTTAATGGAAATGCTCTAACTTCTACATCAAATGGTAATATTGCTTTAACTCCAAATGGAACAGGTGTAGTTAGATTAGATGGTAATGTAGATATTCAATCTGGAGAAATTGTATTAAAAAATGCAGGTTCAGTATCTAATGTTAAGTTTTATTGTGAGTCAAGTAATGCTCATTATACTCAACTACAATCATCTCCTCACGCATCTTATTCAGGTAATGTAACATTAACTTTACCTGCATCTACAGATACTTTAGTTGGTAAGGCAACAACAGATACACTGACTAATAAAACACTAACATCTCCAAAAATTAATGAAGATGTAGTAGTTTCTGCTACAGCTACCGAACTTAATATTCTTGACGGTGTAACGGCTACTACAGCAGAACTTAATATTTTAGATGGTGTAACAGCTACCGCTACTGAACTAAACATTCTTGATGGTGTAACCAGTACTACTGCTGAGTTAAATATACTTGACGGAGTAACAAGCACAACTGCTGAACTAAACATTCTTGATGGTGTTACAAGTACAGCAGCAGAATTAAACATTCTTGATGGAGTTACTTCAACGGCTGCTGAATTAAATATACTTGATGGAGTTACAAGTTCTACTGCTGAACTTAATATACTTGATGCAGTTTCTAGAGGTTCTTTAATTTATGGAAATTCTAGTGGAGCAACAGCACTTCTTACTAAAGGTGGTGCTAGTACAGTCTTAACATCTGATGGTACTGATATTGCTTGGGCTGCACCGGCAGCAAGTGGAGTAACTTATGTTACTAAAACTGCAAATTATACAACTCAAGATTTAGAAGGTGTTCTTGCTAATACTAGTGGTGGAGCATTTACAGTTACTTTACCTGCTTCACCATCAGCCGGAGCGCAAGTTATTGTTGCTGATTCTGGTGATGCTTTTGGTACTAATAATTTAACTGTTGCTCGTAATGGTGAAACTATTGATGGTACTGCTGCTGATCTTGTATTAGATATAACTGGTGTTAGTGTTCAACTTGTTTATAATGGAAGCACTTGGAGAGTTTACGCACAGGTTGGTGGTAAAGGTGGTAATGCAGTAACTACAACAGGAACACAAACTCTTACAAATAAAACATTAACATCTCCTAAAATAAATGAAGACGTTGCTGTTAGTGCTACAGCTACAGAACTAAATCTATTAGATGGTGTTACTGCTACAACAACAGAGCTTAACTATGTTGATGGCGTAACTTCAGCTATACAAACTCAACTAGACGCTAAAGCAGGAACAAGTAATCCAACATTAGCAGGACTTACTTTATCTGCCGAATTAGCGGGTGCTGACCAAACAGTTTCTAGGGTCAACCTTAAAGACTATGGTGAAGTTACTAACGCTATAGGTAATGCTACAGGTTCTAAAACAATAGATTTAACGGCAGGTAATAGCGTAACAGCTACAACTACAGGTGCTACTACATGGACTTTCAGTAATCCTACAGCTTCAGATGAACTTTGTGGTTTTGTACTCAAATTAGTAAACGGAGGATCAGCAACTCAAACATGGCCTAATAGTGTAGATTGGCCTAGTGGAACTGCACCTACACTTACAACTAGCGGAACAGACGTATTAGTTTTTATAACTTGTGATGGCGGTACTACATGGTATGGCTTTACTGCGGGGTTAGCTTTAGCATGACAAATATTCGTAATGCTCTTATGCAAGCTGCCGGAACTGCTGCTAGTGGTGATCCAGTTTATGTTGAAGATGTGTTTTCTACGCATCTTAGTGTTGGTACAGGTTCAGCCATTACTGTAAATAACGGTATTGACCTTTCTGGTGAAGGTGGTTTAGTTATTTGGAGAAGACGCGATAGTGCTGAAAACTGGGCTGCTCAAGATACAGAGCGTGGTGTCAGTAGTGTAATCTATCTTGATAGTACTGCTGCTGAACAAGACCTTAGTACTTATCTTTTAGCTTCATTTAATAACAATGGTTTTACAACTGAAGCTAATGCGTTTACAAATGGAGGTGATATTGCTTCTTGGACATTCCGAAAACAAGAAGGATTTTTTGATATTGTTACTTATACAGGTAATGGTACTGCGGGTCGAGAAATTAGTCATAACTTAGGATCAACACCCGGAATGATAGCAGTGAAAGCATTAGGTAGAAGTGAAAACTGGTTAGTGTATCACGCTAATTTAAGCAATCCTGATACAAAAATACTAGGTTTTAATTTGAATAATGGAGAAATGAATCAATCAACTCCTGCAAATCTTCACTCAGCAACAGCAACTAAATTTGAAGTTGGTAATGACACTTCATGTAATAATAATGGAGATAGTTATGTTGCATACCTTTGGGCAAGTGGCAATGATTCAGCTTCTCAAATTTTTGGTGATGATGGCGATGAAGCGATTGTAAAGACAGGTACTTTTACCACTGATGGTTCTGGTGATGCTTTTATAAATTTAGGATTTGAACCTCAGTTTGTGCTGTTAAAAGGAAATCAACAAGAAGATTGGATAATGTTTGATATCATGCGTGGTATGCCTGTTACTGGAAATGAAGCATATTTAGCACCAAATAGTAGTACCGCAGAAACTACTTCTTATGGAAATTTTACAGAAATTAAACCTAATGGTTTTAATATTCAAAATTTTAACGCAAATATTACTTACTATTATGTAGCAATCCGTCGTGGCCCTATGAAAGAACCCGATACGAATACTGATGTGTTAGGAATTGCAACCGCAACAACTACCGCGCCTCTTTGGAAAACTGGAAATACAGTTGATCTTGGATTTTACAAATATACAGCTACTTCAGATGTAAATTTATCGGCAAGATTATTTCAAGGAAAACAATTAAAGACAAATTCGACAGCAGACTTAGCTTCGGATGGCACATTTGTTTTTGATTATCAAACAGGCTTTTATAACAATACTTTTAATTCCTCAAGCTATATTGGTTATGGATTACGGAGATACCCAAAAGTATTCGATGCAGTTGTTTATAAGGCCGGAACGGGTGGTGGTCTTGTTTCTGGTGATGGCACTAAATCTGTTGTTCGTCATAATTTAGGTGCTGTTCCCGAAATAATAATTGGAAAAGATATTGATGATGTGGGTGCGCATTGGGCATTTGTTCATCTTGCAGATGGTGTAGAAGGTAATGGAGGAAGCAAACGATTAAATGATATATCAGAAAGCTATGGTGGTGGCACTGTTTTAAATAGTACTAATCCAACCGCCACCCAAATTACTGTTAGTAACAGATTAAATGGGTATGGACAAAATAATCTACTGCTTCTTTTTGCCTCATTAGATGGAATTTGTAAATGTGGCACGTATGAAGGTACAGGTAACGCTATAAATGTAGATTGTGGATTTGCTGCAAGATTTGTTCTTATAACTGGCGTTGAATCAGGTACTGCAAATTATCCTTTTTATGTTTATGACACAACTCAAGGAATTGTCTCTGGCAATGATCCATACTGGGATATGGCAGGAGGTACACAAGTTACTGGCACAGATTATATTGACCCTCATAGTTCAGGCTTTACGATTACTTCATCTGCTCCGGCTAGTTTAAACACTAACAATTATACTTATGGCTTTTTAGCTTTTGCGTAGGATAAAAAATTATGACTAATTTATCAGACATTTTACCTCCATCTAATCTTGTTACAGATACAGGTACAGATACATTAACAAATAAAACATTAACATCTCCTAAGATTAATGAAAATGTAGCGGTTACTTCAACAGCTACGGAACTTAATATATTAGATGGAGTTACAGCGACTACTGCTGAACTTAATATATTAGATGGAGTAACATCAACTGCTGCTGAACTTAATATCCTTGACGGGGTTACAAGTACCGCAGCAGAACTTAATATACTTGATGGGGTTACAAGTACTGCAACAGAACTTAACATTCTTGATGGGGTTACAGCAACTACAGCAGAGCTAAACTATTTAGATTTAACAACACTAGGAAGTACACAAGCTTCTAAAGTTGTATCAGCAGATGCTAATAATGTTGTAAGATTTACAGGTGGTATACATGAAGAAGCTGTAACTGTAACATCTTCCTCTAATGCAACTACTGTAAATTTAAGAGATGGTACAAATTTTTTACATACTCTTACTGAAAATACTACTTTTACATTTAGTAATCCTCCTACTGAAGCGTGTATATGGACACTAAAAATAGTTCAAGATTCATCAGCTAGAACAATTACTTGGCCCGGAACAGTTGATTGGCCTTCTGCAACTGCACCTACATTAACTTCATCAAATGCAGGAGTTGATGTATTTGTATTTTTAACTAATGATGGTGGTACAATTTGGTACGGCTTTACTGCCGGACAAGCAATGGGATAAAATAGTATGTCAGGATCAGCTAAAAAATTATTACACGCTGCTGCTGGTTCTGCCAGTGGTGATCCAGTTTACGTTGAAGATGTGTTTGCTACCCATTTAAGGGTTGGTACAGGTAGCACTACAAGTAATATAGATGTTGGTATTGATTTAGCTGATAAAGGCGGTTTGGTTTGGACTAAAGATAGAGATTGGGGTAATGGTCAGCACGTATTGTCGGATACTGTAAGAGGTATAAATGATAAAACTTTAAATAGTGCTAGTAATGCAGCAGAAGGGAGCAACGAACATTTAAATAGTGTTTCATCTACAGGTTACGCTGTAAAATCAGGATTATACACCAATCATTTTTCAGGATATCAATTTGTAGATTGGGTATTTGCCAAACAAAAAGGATTTTTTGATATTCAAACTGCTACTTTAGATGGTAGTGGAAACGCGCAATTTACTCATGATTTAGGTGTAGCACCCGGAATGGTTTTAGTTAAGCCACAAAATTTTGCTGATGATTGGTATGTCTATCACAAATCTACAGGGACAGGAAAATATCTTATTTTAAATACTACTGCTGCTGCTGCAACATTTAACGCTTGGGGTAATGTTTCAGCAACGACATTTGATGCGAACATTGGGTTTGGTTCACCAAGCGGAAAAACAGTAGTCGCATATTTTTTTGCTGATGGTAATGATTCAAACGCACAAATCTTTGGTGAGGATGGTGATGAAGCTATTATAAAAACAGGTTCATTTACTACTGATTCAAGTGGAGCTGCTGAAGTTGGCCCTGATCTTGGATTTGAACCACAATGGGTACTATTAAAAAATGCTACATCAACTGGCTCTGGTAATTGGTGGATAATGGATTCAGCTAGAGAAATTAAAGTTGATGGCTCTGGAACAGATTATCTGATGGCAGATAGTAATTCCGCAGGTTCTACATTTGGAGGCTATACATTCAATTTAAAACATAATGGTTTCAAAATACCTTCTAATGCTTTTGCAAACGGTCAAACTTTTATTTATGTAGCAATACGTCGTGGCCCAATGAAAGAAGCTACTGCGGGTACTGATTTGTTAGATTTTGAACATTATACAGGTGATGGTAATTCTACAAAAACATTTTCTTTAAATTTTAGTCCAGATTTTCTTTATCAAACTAATTTAGGAGCAGCTACATACAGCTATCCTGCATTTCATTTTAGAACTGGAAAGGCAAGTGGGCCTTCTACAGCAGGACAACCTTCATCTTCTCTTAGATTTGATCGTCATAATGCTGTACATATGACAGGTTTTGAAAATACAATGAATCAAAGTGGTGAAACATATCTTATGTACGCTTTTAAAAGATACCCAAAAGCTATAGATATAACTCACTGGGAATCTTTTGATGAAACTAGTTTATCTAGTTTTAATCATCCACATAACTTAGGCGTTAAACCAGAAGTAATGATTTGGAAGCCCTATTGGAAAGTAGCAGGAAGTAACACTCCTAATACTAATTATAGAATATGGTGGGACTTAGATGCTGATAATACATATGCTGATTTTACTAGCTTGAATAACACAAATAACTCTTGGTTGAGTGATCCAACGGCTACGCATATACCTTTATCAACAAATAATAATCATAGTTATTATGATGTTCCCGGCCCTAATATATGGGGATTTCAAGCAATACTTATGGCATCTGTTGAAGGAATAATAAAAATTGGAGAATACGATCATGTAAGTTCAGGAGGTTATAATACTATTACTGTAACCACTGGTTTTCAACCCAGACTTATTTTTATGCAAGTGGATGATAATGGAACATGGAATGCGCACGATTCTGCTAGAGGTATGGGAAGTGGTAATGATCCTTATTTGTATGTAGCTTCTACCAATGCTCACACAACAGATCAAAATAATATTCATTCTATTACTTCTACTGGATTTGTAATAAATTCTGAACAGGGAGGAGCGCAAGCAGAATTTAATTATGTAGGGTCAGGCAGAAAAACTAGATACATAGCTATAGCATAGGAGACAATAATGGCAAACGAATATAGAGTAAAAGATACTGGAGAAATTAAAACTAAGGAAGAACTAATAGCTCTTAATGCTAATACTTCTTTTCCTAAAGTTTGGGATGATGCAATATATGAATTTTTAGGAGTTGATGTAGTTTTTGAAGCACCAAAACCTTTAGCAAGTGGAGCCTATAAAAGAGTTGTACGAAATGGTGTTGAGCAAAATTCTAACGACCAATGGGTACAGTCTTGGGTTGAACAAGATATGTTCAAAGATACAACTAATCAAGCAGGAGAAGTTGTAACAAAAGCAGAACAAGAAAAAGTATACCAAGAAAATTTAGATGCTGCTGATGCTGAAGCTGTAAGAAATAAAAGAAATAATCTATTAGCTGAAACAGATTGGATGGGGTTGTCGGATGTTACAATGTCTTCTGATTGGGCTACTTATAGGCAAGCTCTTAGAGATATTTCAACTCAAAAAGATTTTCCTAAAAATATTACATGGCCTGAAAAGCCTGAGTAACTATGAAAGTTTTATTTATTTTAATAGTTACTATAGGCGGTCAAAGAGTAGATCAAACTTGTGAGCAAGCTCTTTGCTTTCAAGATATAAATAGATGTTTGTACTTTGCTCAAAGGTTAAGTAATCAGCCAGAGTATCCAGACATTAAAGCTCATTGTCAGCATATTAATGTTGATAAAGACTCAAGGTGGTACAAATAGTATGGAA